GGATATTTCAATTGACGCAAGTATTCGTTGTACTGAGCGTTTAAACCAGCCTGATTGAGAGCTTGCTGCTCTGAACCAGCTTTTGACAACGCTTGTAAGTTTGCCAAACCATATTGGGCTTCTTGAGCACCAGCGTTTGCAGCCGCTTGTTGAGCGGTTGTAGCGGCTTGGAGACCTTGGAGTCCATAGGATGCTCCAAACTGTTTTGCAGCCTCCTGAGCAGCTTGCTGGGCTTGGAGAGCCTGTGCTTGTTGCTGGGCAGCAGTCATAGCCTGTGTAGCACCAAACTGACCTTGCTGGATGTTCGCAGCTTGAGCAGTTGTACCATATTGGGCTGTGTTCTGAGCGTTAGCCAAAGCCTGTTGCTGAGAGAATTGACGTGAAGCCTCATTAGCCTGAGCAGCGGTCATGCCGTACTGAGCCATTAATTGGGCATCAGTCATGCCTAATTGGGCAGCATACTTGGCTTGGTCAACGTTAGCTTGTTGAGCTTGTAGGGCACGAGCTTGGTCAGCAGTGAACTGTTGTCCGGCTTGGGTATAAGCTTGGTTGTAACCCTTACCAATCAAATCAGCCTGTTGAGACAATAGGTTGTACTGATTCTCGCCTTGCAAAATAGCCTGACGTGCACCACCAAAAGCACCAGCCTTAGCCAGTTTTGCCATATCGCCTTGAGAATTAATGGCAGCTTGACGTTGCAATGCTTCTAACTGTGGATTTAACGCAGTCTGGATATACGGATTCATGTATTGCTGGGCAGCAGCTTGGTCAAACGTGCCAGTCGTTACATCAATTGGTTTAAACCCTGAAGCAGCAGCGGTGTACTGGTTTTGGATATTTGAACCTGTATAAGCCGCAGTAGGGTTGTACTGGTTAACCGCAGTAATCCCCTGATAAGGAGTAGGAGCGGTATAGGTGTTGGTGAAATTAACGGGGTTAAACGTTAAGTTCTGGGCTTGATTTGATATGTCGTTTAAATTTGCACCAGCTTGCGTTAAGCCTTCTGGTAACGTTAAGTTAGCCAATCCGCTCCAAGCATAATTCTGAATGTTAGAAGGTCCAGCCGTTAACTGACCAGTGTATGCAGTATTAGGATTGTCAGTTAAAGCCTGTGTTTTACCCAATAAATCACTAACGTACGGTTGTGCGTACGTACTAACCGACTGTTGATTCGATGTATCTGGGACTGATTTTAGCCCCGGAGAGTCAAATAATCCCATATTATTTCCTTGTTTTCGGCATTAACTTTTCAGGGTTAATTTGTTTGCCTTGTTTGGTATGACCAGTTCTGGCTTTTCTAACCTTGTCCAACATATCGTATAAAACCTTAGCACCAGCTTCAGATGAGCCGTTACCTAAGTGTGACACAACATCGGCTGGAACTACAAATTCTTCATTGGCTAAACGGGCTGGTTGAACACCAGCAATCGAGGCTGGAATGTCATCAGACATACCATCGCCCAATCCTTTTAATAATCTTCCACCATCAGAATAACTGCCCAAGCTTCCACCTTTAGCCATATTATTCTTGCGATACTCCAAGAAACCAGCAATGTGATGCATTGGAGCGCCACCGCTCTTTAGATGTTTAACAATTTGCATGGTATCAGCATCAATATTTCCGCCTTGGGCATACATTTGAACTGAATTTGTTGGGTCTCTAAATCCATTTTCACCAACAGTTGGGGTAACGCTATTTGGAATACTCATCAAACCGCCTTCAGCCGCTGTTTTAGTAAATCGTGGATTAAAAAATTGTTGACCATAAGCAACACCAGTATCCGCTGGGTTTACAGCTTGCTGACCCCAATCAAATCCATACTGACCTACAACGAATGGGGATGAGTTTTGTGTAGGAGCATTAGCAGCAGCATAACCAGCACCAATGCCAGCAGCACCAGCAAGAGCGGCTGGAAGGAATCCCATACCGCCATTACTTGTTTTGCCTACTGAACCAGCTAAAGTAGGTCCGAGTAATGATGCAGCTAGATTACCTAATGCGGAACTACCAGAAGTGCTGCTTGAAGGTTTTTCTTCGGCTTCTGCGGGTTTTGGACCAAATTCTTCAGAAGACTTTCCGTTTGCATCAATGATGGTGACAGAGCCATCTATATTAAAAATGCGTTGTGTGCCATCGTTTTCAACAATAGTGACAGAGCCATCAGCATTATTGATAATTTCTTGAGGATTATCGGATGCAGATTCGCTTGGAGCAGTGCCAAATACACCAGAAGTATCTGTAGTTGTTGGAGTTAATGTCTGAGTAGCAAGGTTAGATGCGGATGTTTGATTCTCTGTAGTTACAGGGATAAAGTCACCAGTTGGGGTAACCCATACATCTTTTCCAGTTGCATCAGTGCCTTTAATTAAGCCAAGTTCTACAGCACTAGATACAACTGCTCCTGATTTGTCATAGATATTGCCAGTAGAGTCAATATTAGATAAGTCTTGTGGAGTTACCACAGCTTCTTTTTCAGCTTGTAATCCAGCTTCAGTACCTTGTACTGCAATATTTGGATATAAAGCTTCCATTAATTGCTGGGTATATTGCTTCTCTTGTTCTGTTTGTGGAGGAGCGCCAGTAACAGTAACTTTACCAATAGCCTCTTCCATAGGGCTAATAGATGTATCAGATGCCACATTAGATGCAGCTAATTGAGTAAGCTTTTGTTCTGGACTTTCTTCTGCTTGGGCAAGATTATTAATTGGAGTGCTAGAGAATCCAGCATTTTTAGCGGCATCGTATGCAGTATTGCCAGCAGCATTTACCCCCATATTAATAACATTACCAGCAAGAGAACCAGCAGCACCCATCAATGGGTCTCCACCAGCAACAGCAGCTTTACCAGCACCAATTGCAGCACCGCTTAACATTCTTGCAGTTGTTGGGTCTAATCCAGCCTCTTGTAAACCAGCACCAGCGCCAATACTTGTAGCTCCAGCCAATCCAGAGAGACCGCCACCAAGAATTCCTTGACCAATATCTCCACCGCTCATTGCAGCACCAGCAGCACCACCAGCTAAACCACCAGCAAGACTGCTACCCATTCTAGAAACAGTGTTTCCATACTCAGCCAATGAACCACCAGCCAAGCTACCAATACCAGCACCAACACCACCAGTAACAGCGCCTTTTAATAAACCCTCTGGAGTAATGTCTCGCCCTTGAACAACGCTACTCAGCGCATTCATGCCAGCACCTTTTAAAGCGCCCATACCAGCAGTTTGAGCAGCTTCTTGCAAAGCCAATTGTTGAGCAGCGGCAGCGGCAGCATCATAGCCACCAATAAGTTCTACTCCCGGACCAACCATTTCAGCAGCAGTAGTTCCAGCCTCAACAGCAATGGATGTACTTGCGCCTTCAGCAGCAGCAATAGATGTGCCAGCCTCAGCAGCAGTCTCAGCACCAGCAACAGCTAATTCAGTTCCAGCTTCCAAAGCGCCAGCAGTTTCAGCAGCCATTGCAGCATCGGCAGCAACTTCGGTAGCTAAAATAGCACCTTCTGCACCAGCTTCAGCAGCCAATAAAGGAGATGCTGAACCCATTGTAGCAACAGTAGCAACAACAGCACCAACGGTAGCCCATCCACCGGGAACAGCTTCTCCTACGCTTTTATCAATCTGTACACCAACATCACTAATCGTTTGTGCAACATCACTAACCGCTTCACCAACTGCTTCAAACGGAGCAGCAACAACATCAACAATATCTCCTATAAAGCCACCACCACCACCTTCAAGCGTCATTCCTCCACCGCTAAAAGCAGTAAATTTGCTGCCAGAGCGTGGTTTAAACGCTCTAATAGGAAGCATGTCGAAGTGGTTGTGTCTCATACTATCCCTTTGGCGCTAACTGTAATGTCACTTGATATAAACCGCTTTTTGGGTCTCTATAGGCGGAATATCCCATTCCCTTTGGTTTGTTCTTTCCAATAGCTTTAAATATATGCATGATTGATGGGTCAGAAAATTGAGTAACCAAAGTTTTAAATTTCATTTTTTTCATTTGCTCAACAAAGATTCTGCTGTTTTCCAAGTAATTTGGAGCAGTATCAGCATTAAAAGCACGGAAAGTGCCTTGAAATTTATCTACTGGGGAGCGATGAACAATGAATAGAGTGTTGCCACTCTTACCAGCCCATGCGGTAGGAGAGGTTAACTCTTTCATAATATTTAAAAACCGTGCCTGAAGAGGCGCATCATCCTTAATCTCTTTTAGAGCTACTTTAATAATCTCTGTAGTATTAAGTTGTTTGGTTTTGCTATCTATCACTCTTGTGCATCCTTAAAAATTGCTGCTGAATACACGTTGCCCATGCCAGCCGCAAGACTTAAAACCAGTCCATCTTTGTCAAAAGGGGCTGGTTCGCTTAAGAAAATCTTATCTTCGTCTGTACGGTTTAAGATAGGAGGCACAAAACCGTTTTTCACATTATCCAACAATAATATGGTTTCTAGCAAGCCGCTAGTGCCCAAAGTATGCCCGATTCTTTGTTTAAACGATGTTGCCACAAAATCCTTCAAAGTGCTAGTCAAAGCGTGTTTTTCAGCAATATTATTTGACTTTGTTCCTGTACCATGAGTCTTTACTGTTTTAACCTTGTGGGCGGCTGTTTGGGATACATATAAAGCACCCTCAATAGCATTCTTAAATCCCTCCCCATCTTCCCTCTGACCAAGAGAATTTGTAGACTGTTCGCTGGCTGTATAAGCCCCCATTAACATTGCTTTAGGTTTAAACCCAGTAAGCTTCATACTTGTTTCGGTTTCAAAAACCGCAAAGACTGCCCCTTGACCTATGTGAAATCCATAATTTTTTGAGTCAAATGCGCTTGGAAGAACCTTATTTTCAATCTCTTCCTTGTGTAATAGGCAAGCTTGAGTTTCGCCAAAGAACCGCAAAGTGCTATTAGATATTTGGTCTTCAACAGCCAAAACCACAACCCTATGGAATCCATAGAATTTAATCAGGTTTTGTACATCCATCATTACTTTTAGGCTGGAAGCACAGGCTGTAGAGTCTGTCATTACCATGTCTGTAGCACCACAAAACTGAGCCATTCTTCCCGCATAGACTTGGCACAGGGTAAATGGTGCAAATTTATATTGGTAAGTAAGCCTAGTTGTTTTTTCTATAGATTCAAGCCCAGATAACTGAGCGTTGCCAGCGGCAAAAATAAACGCTGTTTTTATAGGGTTTTCCCTTAAAGTTTCCAGCACTTTTGAGTCCATGACTTTTTCAGCCATTTTGTGCGGTACATAGACCATGCCAGACTTAATGCGGGAAAAGGTTTCTGGAATCCAGTGAACCTGTTGTGGGAACTGAACATCATCTAACAGTTCTAAGGATTCTGTACAGGCTGTGCCTGTTTCTGTTAGAAAAATCACCAAGCCACTCCTTTTACAACCTCTTCTACTGTTCCAACAGGGTCTTTGGTCTTGTGAATATTAATAAAATCCAAAAACTCTTGGACTGTAGTTGGGTGCATTTCTTTGGCAATTTCATCTGGAATGCCGTATATCTCTGACATATACACACCAATCATCATTCCATCCATGCTATCTAATCCCGCATCTTGCAATGGAGCGTTTACATCAGTGATGTCTTTATAGTCTTGAAATGCTGGTCTTGCTGCACGTGCTACTGCATTAAATAGCGTTAAAAAATCCATTTTTTTCTCCTATGTTTGTGTTGGCTCACAATTAACCTACTTTCCAGTTAGTTCCATCAGAATAAACTGGTACTTTATTTGCTCCTCCAGCAGCCACAGTTGAGCCAAATGTAGCCACCGATGAATCTGTTACAAACGCTCTAGCACCCACCCCAGAATCTGCTGCGCTTGGTAAATCATTTACCGCAAAAACTAAATTAGTTGGCAATTGATTTGAAACAACACCACCAAGCTGATTGAAATACAATCTAAGAACGTTCGTAAGCTGTTCTAAGTATAGCTTGCTAAACTCATCTTTTGGGCGAGGTAAATTAGGTGATGTTGGGACAATTATCATTATGTATTGCCTCTTCTGCCGTCAGCCTTAATGTCAATACGGGGAGCGCCTAATTGCCATTGCAATCCAAGTTGTTCACCTTCGACTTTAAAGACTAACTGCCTTCCCCGAACACGGACAAATACCTGTCCAGTAAAGGTTTCTACTGGCACTTGAGTTGCACGAGTGACCGCAGCGTAGTCAATACCGCCTACAGAAGCTGGGTTGTTATAGCCGGAACCTGAGTTTTGCAACGGAATCAAAGTCATTGTTACCGAAGGCTCTACCCCAGAATCAGTTGTAGAGTTTCTAAATGTAATGTCAGGAAGAATACGGTAGATAAAGCCAAAGTTATGACCATCTTCAATATCAAATTCAGAAGACTGGATATAAGAATTAAACGGAACCGCAGGGATTAATGTACCGTCATCATTGCCATCTTCATGGTAAACAAGGTTATTAGAATAGGTAGCCGCAAGAGGATAATCTCTTAATCCAGAATCTAACCATGCGGTACGAGCTAATTGACCGTAATACCATATATTTTCAAGGTAGTTATAAACAACATAGCGGTTAACGGCAGTTTCGCCTGATGTGCAGTAAAACCACCAAACCTCGTTAAAGCCTTCATTAGTGCTTCCAAATACTTGATAACCTTGGTCAAGGTTAATATCCCCAAAAATGTATTGGCGCAGGTCGCAAGAAAGGGTGCTGATAGAACCATCGTATTTATAGAACTTGTCCTTACCCATCCAATATAAGATGCCTGATGCCAATGCTGGTGCATTTGGTCCAATAATAGAGATATTGTCTCCAAGCAATTGAGAACCCCATACTGCGGGAGGTCCAAGATACTGTAAGGAATAAACTGAAGAGTCTGTAAATACCACGAATTCTTGACGAACCTGCCATGCGGAGGCTATTTCAGAACCATGAGAAAGACGTAAGCTACCCGCTTGGTTTGTTGCTGTAGGAGTCCAATCTGTTACTGATTCTTGGTCTGACCAACGAATTAACATAGGGTCTAAAGTTGTAGAACCGTAGTCATTACATCCAAAAGCAAACACAAAGCGAGAAGCATCAGATACGTCTATGTAGTTAGCTACAACAGGAACGTCAGAAGCACCTTCTAAAGTGGCAATATCTACTCCACGCTCGGTTAAACCACCTGATGCTGACC